TCCCTCTTGAGTTCTTCAAACTCGATAGCTTTATTATAGTTTATTGATAGGAATTTAAATACCATTTTCTCATAATGTACCGGATAACTAAAATACTGACCTTCTTTATTTATACCCCAATAATTAGAACAAAATTCAAATTTCCCTCCATCTTTATCGATGTCGTTAAATTTCATGTTCATATTGGCTTCAATATAACGGTTTCTAAATCCTGCTCTAAACGCGGCGAGTCCATCATCACCAGCTACCCGTCTATTGACGGCGCCAAAGTAATACATTATGAACGAGTTAACATTCGAGTTCTGCTGCGTAGTGTCAAATTTTCCACTAGCAACTAAGCCCGGCGTAACCTGAGCTATCATGTCTCCTTTGGAAAACTGAAAGATTTTCCTTTTCTCCAGTTGTTTTAGGTTTCTGATCGCGTTTCTGAATGCATCGGTGGGGTTTATACATGACTCTGTTATTATGTAAGATTCAATATCGTATCCAACTTCTCCAAACTGCCAATCCCAAGCCGTTGCATCAAGGTCAACATGATGCAGCTTCTTATTGTCGTAAGTTTTGCAGAACCTGTCTACTACGTTCTTTATATCATCTTCCAACCTAAGACCAAATCCCATAGTGTGATCGCTAGTCTGCCATGTCTCTTTCTGAGCCGCGATGAGAGGAGATATAAGCATCTGACTCACAATGCGGTCTGCAAGACTAACACTGGAGATTAATCTTTCACGACGTTCTTCTATTTTCTTGATCTTAGTCGGTTCATATTTATTAAAGAATCTTATTGGGTCGTATAACCCAGCTCGTAAATTTTCAGTTGGACTGTTGGAAATAACAGTTTTATCATTAGCCAACATCACTAAACGTGCTCTCACAACGCTCGTTATTCGTTCCAGTTCTGTCTTCAGAACTATAGCGTTGGTGGAACCGTATTTGCTATAAGGGCTTCCTGGGTTCCTAGTACTGTCTATGTACATGATCACATCGTTAAACCCCGACTTTTCCCGCCAAATGGCTGAGTTGTCTTGATTCTTGATTAGAGCGTACTGTAAACAATTAGGCATCTTGTACTTCGGAATGAAAATATTTACATAAGTCTTAAGAGAGCTTTTCATAGTCTTGTTCATAGTAAGATTCCACACAGGCATAAATTTCGTAGCATGAGTCTCAACAGACGACTTTTCAGTCGCGTCAGAGCGCCCCGGCCACGCAAAGTTTAAAATCTCTGGTCGTTTCTTGGCAAATTTCTTAACATATTTCAATTTACCCTCTATTTTATCAACCTGAAAGAAGAACTT